ACCAATCAATTTCTTCAGTACTCACAGGAAGCTGGAGAGGAACTCACACTTACTTCGCAGCATAACCCAGCAAGAGTTGGGTCGGACAGTCCATAGCCAAAGGAGATAAAAAATGGCACTTACAGAAGAAACAGTACAAGATAAGATCGAGATCGTTGGTGATTACAAAATGGTACAGGTGAGAACCGCCACTGTCATCAAGCGTGATGGTGTAGAAATCAGCCGCTCATTTCACCGCCACGTTGTAGCGCCAGATGCAGACATCTCAGGCGAAAGCGCCGAGGTGCAAGCCATCTGTGCAGCGGTTCATACTCAAGAAGTTAAGGATGCTTATGCTGCACACTTAGCGGCACAGGAAATCTAACCAATGCCCCCAGGTGTACACATGTTCACGACTGCTGAACTTATCATTGCAGGGCTTGTGCTTTGTGCTATTGCCCTGCTACTTAGGAAAGATAAATGAACGATAACCGCATCTTCGACTGGTCTGCATTAGGTATATCAGTAGGCGCTTTTATGGAGGTTTTACCTGCTATTTCAGCATTATTGTCTGTCATTTGGTTGTCACTACGCATTTGGCAGACTGTGAAAGAGATGCGGAATAAACAACGCGACTAACTGGATAAAGTAAAATGCTCCAAGCTCTGATAGCTCCTGTCGCTGGACTACTAGATAAGTTCATAGAAGACAAGGATCAGAAGAACGCCCTGGCCCATGAGATAGCTACGCTAGCGACTAAGCAGGCACATGAAGCAGCTATAGGTCAGATAGAAATAAACAAGGCAGAGGCACAACATCGTAGCATGTTTGTTGCTGGGTGGAGGCCCTTCCTTGGCTGGGGATTATCCTTTGCAATGTTGTGGCATTTTGTCCTCGCTCCTGTGACAGTTTTTATCTTTGCTTATTCAGGTATGACAGCACCTGATCTACCTGTGTTCGACATGGACTCACTCCTTACAGTTTTGATGGGCATGTTAGGACTTGGTGGTCTCCGTACATTTGAGAAATACAAGGGAGTAACTAAGTGAGCAAGGCTAAGACTGTAGGGCTTCAGACATGGAGACCCTTAAAACATAAACACGCTACAAGTATTGGACACGGTACAAACTCAAGACCAAAGAATAAACATAAGTCTTGGAAGAAATACAGAGGTCAAGGTAAATGACTGGCTTTGCGTTATCTAAACGTAGTCTAGAAAAACTTGAAGGTGTTGAAGAAAAACTTAAGATAGTAGTTATGAGGGCCATACATTTAACTAAAGTAGACTTTGGTGTTATTTGTGGCCTTCGTACTCTTGAAGAGCAAAAACAGTTGGTCGAATCTGGTGCATCACAGACGTTAAAGTCTAAGCACCTAGAGGGCCAAGCTGTAGATTTAATGGCGTATATTGGTTCTCGTGGTTCATGGGAACTAAACTTATACGATGATATTGCAGACGCAATGAAGCAGGCTGCTATTGACTTAGATGTCCCACTTCGTTGGGGCGCTGCATGGACAATTCCTGACATTCGACAGTGGAATAGTACAATGGAAGAAGCCATGCAATCCTATATTGCCACAAGGCGTGAACAGGGCAAACGTCCCTTTATAGACGCCCCACATTTTGAACTGGTGTAGATATGAGCTTATACGAAAACATAAACAAGCGAAAGAAAGCTGGAACAAGCCGTCCAAAGAGTAAGTCAACTATTACTCCTAAGGCATATGCCAACATGAAGGCAGGGTTTCCTAAGACTGACAAGTATAAGAAGAAACAAAAATGACAGAACAAAAACTGATGGACGTGTTGCACGAAGCTGTAACCAATGAACTACTAGCTCGTGTACAGAGTGGTGAGGCAACGGCAAGTGAGCTGTCAGTTGCTGTTAAGTTTCTTAAAGATAACGGTGCATCCCTCGATGTAATAACATCAGAAAGTCCTATGGCTGGTCTTCTGGAGTCTTTACCCTTTGAAGTAGCGGAGAGTATACAGTGAGAGGACATAATGCAAGTCTAACATCTAAAGTTGTTACACTACCTGCTGACCAGTCTTGGGTAAAGATACTGGATGATAATTCTACTCGCATGTATCTATGTATTCAGAATGACCATGATGCACACTCTATTACAATAGGATTTAGTAATAATACAACAGCACCTACAACAGGTTTAAAATTAAAAGGTTCTGTTCAGACAGGTGACTTATCTGCCACATTTCAGTTTAATGTAGCACCTCTTAATGCTGTGTGGGCAAAAGTTAATGATGCTCATGCACATGATATTGAAGTGATCTACGACAACTAGAATACCGTTTAAAGGCGTTTTAAGCCCCGCTGAGGGGCCATCTAGACTTAAGAGGTAGGTATACCCCATGAAGAAGAGACAGGACGTCCCTGAGGCTCTGAGAGACTTTAGGAACTTTACGTACCTTGTGTGGCAGCATCTGGGTTTACCAGAGCCAACGCCAGTACAGTACGACATTGCACACTATCTTCAGCACTCTCCCAAGCGTTGTATCATAGAAGCCTTTCGTGGTGTAGGTAAGTCGTACATCACTGCTGCCTATGTAGTACATCAGCTACTATTAGACCCCGATAAGAAGTTCATGGTGGTCTCTGCATCCAAGGCTAGGGCTGACGACTTCTCTACATTTACTCAGCGCATCATTACAGAGCTGCCTATATGTAAGCATTTGGTTGCTAAGGATGGTCAGAGGTGGTCTAAGATAGCCTTTGACGTTGCACCTGCTAGGGCATCTGGTAGTCCCTCTGTAAAATCAGTTGGAGTTACTGGACAGCTTACTGGTTCTCGTGCTGATGTTATCATTGCTGATGACGTAGAGGTTCCTAACAATAGTATGACGCATATGATGCGTGAGAGACTGGCTGAGAGTGTCAAGGAATTTGACGCTGTGTTAAAGCCTGATGGAAAGATTATCTACCTTGGTACTCCACAGAACGAGATGAGCCTGTATAACACGCTACTCAGTCGTGGATACCAGATGAGAGTATGGCCTGCTCGCTATCCTACTCTAGAACGGGCTGAGAAGGCCTACGGAGGGCGTCTATCGCCTTTCCTGTATGATACCCTAGTAGAGAAGCAGGGGGCTGTGTACGGGCTTCCTACGGACAGTAAGAGGTTTGACGACGAAGACCTGATAGAACGTGAATTAAGTTATGGACGTAGTGGATTTGCTCTACAATTCATGCTAGACACGTCTCTGTCTGATGCAAACAAATACCCACTCAAGCTGTCAGACCTGATGATTATGTCCTGTGACAAGGATACAGCACCAGAGAAGATGGTTTATGGTGTGATGAAGCCTATGCCAGAACTGCCTAACGTGGGTTTAAGTGGTGATAAGTTCTATGCACCAGAAGATACGGTAGGTAGAGCTAAATACACAGGCTCAGTACTCGCTATTGACCCTTCTGGTCGTGGTAGTGACGAGACAGCATACGCAATCGTAAAGATGTTAAACGGTTTTCTGTATGTTGTAGACGCTGGAGGTATTGAGGGAGGATACTCTGCTAGTACGCTACAGCATCTTACAGACATTGCTAAGATCAATAGCGTTAATCTCGTACTTATTGAGAGTAACTTTGGCGATGGTATGTTCACTGAGCTACTAAAGCCCTACATGACTAAGACATACCCATGCACTATGGAAGAGGTTAGGCATAATACACAGAAGGAACAGCGTATTATAGACACGCTGGAGCCTATTATGAACCAGCACAGGCTGGTAATTGATCCTAAGGTAATACAGAAGGACTACGATAGCGTACAGAACATGCCACCTGAGAAGGGTGTGAAGTACATGCTAACCTATCAGATGACTAGAATTACCAAACAACGTGGAGCATTGGCTCACGATGATAGACTTGATGTATTGGCTATGGCTTGTCAGTACTGGGTTGACCAGATGGCTGCGGATGCTGATAATCAGATACAAATAAGGAAGGATGAACTACTAGAATATGAGCTAGATAAGTTCATGAATCACCTCAACTTAGGACATAGAGAACCACCACAGACAGGGTTCCTCAATTTCTAAAGTTACATCTATGGCTAGGAGGGTTGAACTATATACTATAACTTAACTGTAGTATGTTAAAGTTACTTCAACAGGGGTAACACTGGTTCTCCTCCTCCTCGTCGTACTCTGTTGAGGGTATTATGGGTAGGATTGTTTCGGGTTGTTAGACTATGGTCTAAAATTGGCAGAAAAATCTGAGGGGGTGTATAATAGTTGGAAGGTCAACTTTCCCCCCTTGTGGTAAATTTGCAACATGTGTAACAATTCTGCAACATGTCGTTCCAGCATTTTCAACATGTTTAACATTGTGTGGCCTATTTGCAACATGTGTGACATTTGTGCAACATTTTCTGTGTCTCTCTCTATCTGTTCTTTTTATGTTCCACATTCTCAACAATCCAGAACAATACCAGAACATTCTTTTATATTTTAAAGGTATAAATTTTTTTCAATTTTTTTAACTTTTTTTCAAATTAGCTATTGCAATCCAAAACTACCTAGTCCATATTCTTAAACATCGAAATGACGCTCTGACTTTCCAAGTTACGACTACCTTCGATGGGCTGAAAGAAAGCGCATAAGAGCTACGGCAACCTTGCTAGGTCAAAACAGAGTTGACGGGGACAACCTAAAAAACCCGCTAGTCGACGGACTACAAATAAACGGAACCTACCTAGTAGCAAATTCTACAAGATGGTAGATACGAACGGCCTAGAGAGCTAGGATAGTACTATAGAGATATAGGAACCGGAGCGGTAAAATTCCTGCCTATCCTCAGGGCGAGTGTCTAGGGGAGCGCATTGGGTGGAAACAGCCAATGACTACGGGATAAGCAGATGCACCATATGTGTATCTAGGCGGATTGAGTGCCTCTGTCTTTCAGTACTTACAAGGTGTAATAATGCACCTGTAAGCGACTAGGAGTAGACGCAATGAGAACCAAGACGACTAAATTCATGGGTAAAACTGTAGCAGTGTACGGCAAGCGCAAGCGCCTTGTTAAAAATAGGTTTGGCCTATCTATGGGGGAGACTTTCGCTGGTGTACACGTAGGCAAGACTAGCCATTATCTGTCTATGCCGTTCTTTTCTAAGCGTAAGTTTGGGGGAGTGCGTGACATTGTGAAAGCTGTTTGACATACAGGGGGCGACAGTGTAGGGTTTCCAACATTGTTGCACCTTGTAAGTACTGACTGATTATGGAGCGAGTGACATGAGTGTTGATAACATTGTAGCGATCTACAGACTATCTACTCCTGAAGAGAAATTGGAGGGGGTATTATGGTATGCACAGGCTCAAACTACCTGCATGCTAATAGCAGAAGAGTTAGACGTGCCCTTGCATATTGTAGTGGGTGTATGTGCAGCACTATCGCCAAACAACAAGTGGGATAGGAATATCGACAATACGCTAGACCTCATTAGAGCGTTTTTAGAGGGTGAAGATGTGGATAACGTCAAAGTTTCTACATATAACGCCATGAAGCGCAAAGCATGGTCTATCTTAGAGGAGATGCCTGACCATGATGGGGTAATAGATATACTTAATGGGCAAAAGATTGTATCTTTCTTCTGCAATATTGTGGGGGAGGATACCTGTACTGTGGACGGACACGCACGTAACATCTACTATGGTGAGCGGCATGGCCTTACCAGCGATAAGACTAACGTAGGCAAGCGTGAGTATGTAAAGATACAGGAAGCCTACGTCGAAGCAGGTAAGAAAGTTAGACTTAACGGCAGGCCTCTTAAGGCTTTTGAGATGCAAGCTATCACGTGGGTAGCATGGCGCAGAATACACGGCATAAAGTAGGAGGAGTAGATGAATAATCCTGAGTTTGAGAGAGCCTACGCAATTTATAGGGCGTCAAGGGTTCGCTTTAAGATGCGAGTGTGGAACCGTGAGAAATTCACAGAGTTCTTCTACACGATGCCTAAGGGCGACCAGAAGATATGCCTAGAGGTGTGGCTAGAACAAGCAACGAGAGGGTGAGGCTAAGGATGAGAGTAACTAAGAGGATGCTAGAGGTGCGTCTAGGCGCTATCAATAGGCGACTAGGCGAGGACTACTGGCTAAACAATGCACCTCACTATGGAGGGTGGCAACTGACAGCCAACAAGGGGAGTACCATCATACAGGGGAGACTACCACCTAAGCAGATGCTATCCTATCTTGAGGGCCTGCTAACAGGTATAGACATGAAGGAAGGGGCGTATAGATGAAACTAAATCTTGAAGTAAACACTGAAGACTTTGACGCAAAGCCAGAGGATTTAATAGAAAGTCTAGGTGTACTGCCTCACTGGGTGCTGGAGTTTAACCTACTCAATGGGGACGACTTGAAGAAGTATCTAGACATGAGGTATGGGTTTGGACTGTATGAGTTTGGAGGGGCTATAGATGAGGAGGGAACCTACATCAGTGCCTATAAGGAGGACGATAACCTGCCCTACGTAGCCAAGATGGGAACAGCACAGGGTACTGTGTACTTCTATCCATACGCTATCATTGGTATACCTACAAGCAATGGCTACTTCATAACAAGGATGGACTGATATGCGAAAGCTGTTATGGTTTAGTGTAGTATCTATGGTACTGTCATCATTTGCACTAGCAACGACAGCAGTATCATGGGCTATGTTGTATCTACTAATGATGACGGGGTGCTGATATGAGTGAGCTAGAACTTAGCTTCAAGGAGGTGAAGCAGATAGCAGGGTATGTCAAACATATCCTGAGGGAGAACCGATGGAATGAGGAGGATGACTGGTTTGAGTATGAGTGTGAGGACGAGGTAGTAGATATAAATATATGGAAGGATGACAATCAGTATCTAAAAGTTACAGTCTTTGCGACAATGAATACACCTAATGGGCTGGCAACTGATACAGATATGTGGTATGATTTGCCTATTGAACTGTTAGCATGATAGGGTGTATTCCATTACCAGTAACTTTTTTATAGAGAGGTTAGGATGTCTAACATTACACTAGACCTAGACGGTAATAAGTTTATCTCGTTCTATCAGGATGATGTATCAGGTCAGGTAGAGATACTACCTATCTACAATGAAGGCATGATGATAGGTGATCCAGTGCTGATTGATACTGCTGAAGAACTGATTGACGTACTAACAGCCTGCCTGAAGGGAGACTTCGCAGTATTCGAGAACCAATATGTCTTTGACTTTGATCCAACAGCCAACGATGACTGGCCTATAGATGGAGGAGATAAAGCATGAACATCTTTTATCTAAGTCCCTGTCCAATGACAGCAGCAGAGTACCACTGTGACAAACATGCTAGCAAGATGGTACTAGAGACAGCACAGATGCTGAGTGCAGCACACAGGTATCTAGATGGTGATGACTATGCTGATAGGTATGGACTGTATCGTATGGGTAAGGGTCATCTCAACCATCCATCCACCAAGTGGGTACGATCTAGTGTAGCCCACTACAAGTGGACAGTAGAACTATTCTGGTTTCTAGCAGAGGAGAAACAGCTACGCTTTGGTAAACCACACAAGTCTGCTGACTTGTTACATGCCTTATCAGTAGTACCAGATAACATACCTGATGAAGAGTTTATTGATCCACCTCAGTGTATGCCTGATGAATACAAGTGTGATGACACAGTGCAGGCCTATCGTAACTACTATCATGGTGAGAAACACTTTGCCAAATGGAACTACACGAACCAACCTTCATGGTGGAAGGGATACAGGTACTATGAGACGCAACAAGTATGATGATGCCTACATCATAGGGTATCACAACGGATACCATCTACTAGATTATGATAATCAGTATGATGCTAAAGCTATGCCACAGTACAACATAAAGTACAGGCATGGATATATAGATGGGAGAAACCTCAGGACTAGAGAGGAGAGAGAAGGGACATGAGTATGGGATATACTAGATGTCCTTTCTGTGGATCAGGAGAAGGGGAGAGATTGTTTGCTGTCGATAACATCTTTGAATGTTACTGCCTAACATGTAACACCTCGTGGGAAGAACAGGTTAGACAGTACGAACCTTTAACACGTCATCAACAGTGGATGTTAGAGGAGTATGGTGAGGAATGATAGCACTAGGATTAATCTGCATAGCAGTTATGATTGGTGTCATGTTTCTAGACAAGGACTACGAGAATGTAATTGGACTACAACTGGTAGCCATGCTAGGAACTGTACTGGTCCTGAGTATAGGAGTATGTTTAACATATCTAAGATAAGTTATAGGTAATGTTACAGGGGGTTCTGGCATGGTTGTAACTTTAGAAACTGACCAAGACTTATTTGAGCATCAGCTTGAACTTGAAACTGACATGCTAACAGGGGGTATACAACGCTTTAGGAAGGCCAGGGATAGGTCTATCGAATCGGGTAGGGAATCACACACGGTACACGGTAGAGCTATCATAGCCCGCCTTGTAGACGCTGTTGCTGTCGGTATAAAAGAATGGATAGACAATCCAACAAACATATCAAGAGACATAGCATGGAAGCGTGTCAAAGGTATGGATGTAGAACAGATAGCATATCTGTCTCTCGTCTGCTTGGTAGATAGTATAAGCAGAAAGAACACGCTACTCTATGTGGCACGTAACATAGGACTAAGCATAGAGATACAAGACAGACTAGACAGGTGGCTCAGAGATGAAGGGAGTATAGCTAACAACGTCATACGTGAGGCCATGAAGAAAGCCTATGGTGCTAGACGCTACGGCCTGACACACAAGATGAACAAGGATGGATACCAGCATACAGAATGGGAGAAGCCAGAGCGTGTGCATGTAGGGTTTAGAATGATTGACATCATCATACAAACCACAGGTCTAGTTAAACTACACACACAACAGACGGAACATAAGCGTAGAACTACGTATGTAAAACCAACTGAGAGTACCCAGGAATGGATAACTACTTTCAATACATACATGGAGACATCTCTACCACGCTACTTACCGTGTGTCATACCACCAAAGCGATGGACATCTGTTCGTGGAGGTGGGTATCATGGACATGACATTGCTGAACTACCACTAGTGAGGCGCAAATGAGTTTATCAAAACATTTGAATAGGCTATCACAGCAAGACTTAACAGAAGAGTACGCCTGTCTCAATGCCTTGCAGGATACTGAGTGGCGTATCAATACTAAAATCTTGGAGGTTATTCGTAACCTTTGGGACAACGGACAGGCATGGGGTAAGCTGCCTGCCAAGGATGACCTACCATTAGAACCTTATCACTTCACTAAGGATAAGGAAGAGATGACTGAGGATGAGAGGGAGGAGCTACGCAACTGGTCACGCAAGCGAAGCATTGTCTACTCCGAAAACAACCGCAGCTTGAGCAAGCGCATACAAGTAGAGAGAACCTTACAGATAGCAGAACAGTTCGCTAAGTATGATAGGTTCTACTACGTGTGGCAGAATGATTTCCGTTCACGCAAGTATGCAGCCAGCACCTTTCTCTCTCCTCAGTCTGCCGACTGGTCAAAGTCTATGCTAGAGTTTGGTTACCCTATGGCTATCAACAACTGGGATGATGCACGATGGCTGTGTATTCATGGTGCTAACCTGTATGGTAACGACAAGATAACACTGAACGATAGAGAACAGTGGGCATGGAACTTCTCTGATGAGGCGCATCGTATTGTAGATAACCCATATGATAATCAGGCATGGCTTGAGGCTGACAAACCATTTCAGTTTCTTGCTTGGTGCTATGAGATGTCTGCCCTCAACAAGCAGGGATGGGGATACGAGACACGTCTGCCTGTGTCTGCTGATGGTAGCTGCAATGGACTGCAACATCTGTCAGCTATACTGAGAGACGAGAGAGGAGGCCTTGCTACTAACCTGATACCATCTGATTTACCTCAGGATATATACACTCAGGTAGCAGAAGAAACTATTAGACGTGTGCAAAAAGATAACCATCCACTAGCTAAGGCCTGCCTACCCTTTATAGATAGGAAGCTAGCGAAGCGGCCTGTTATGATAGTGCCTTACTCTGGTACTCGTCATGCTTGCAGAAAATATATTGATGAGGCATTGCGAGATAAGATAAAGGAGGGGATGCCCAATCCATTTGGTGAGGATTTATTTGATGCCTCTGCCTATCTTTCAGGACACATATGGGACTCTATCTCCGGTGTCATTCAATCTGCAAGGCAGGTTATGACGTATTTAAAAACCATTGCAAACATCTATGCTGACCACAAGAAGCATATGGAATGGGTAACACCAACAGGATGGTTAGTCTTACAGCAATACTTTGATACGGAACAGAAGAGGATTAAGACACACATCTCTGGTAATGTAGTATCGTTATCCTTTCCAAAAGCATTAAGCGATACTGTACATAAGAAACGTACTGGGTTGGGTAGTAGCCCTAACTTTATTCACTCACTTGATGCGGCAGCTATGACCAAGACTATCAACAAGTGTATGCAGACAGGGATACAAGACTTTGCTATGGTACATGATAGTTATGGGACACATGCTCCCAACATGCTAGCCATGTCAGAAATTCTAAGAGAGGAGTTTGTAAGAATGTATGAAGAGCATGACGTTTTGACAGAGCTAAGACAACATGCTATTCTTACGCTTGGAACAGAAGACATACCTGTTCCACCCAGCCGAGGTAACTTAGATTTATCTAACGTACTAAAATCAGAATACTTCTTTGCGTAGGTTTCTAAAGTTACATCTAGGCATTATCACAACGAGGCGATAGGAGAAAAATATATGCTCGTTATAAAAGGCAATGCACTCTGGGCTAAAGTGTTTGAACCAGACACTCGTTATGTACCAGAAGGTGAGTATAGTATTCAGGTTAGT